AACGGTATGTAGGACGAGAGCCAACGACACCGACCACCGACGCGGTACGTCACCCGGAACGCAGTTTCGTCCTGGTCGAATTTGATGTGGATCGAACTTGCCTGCTGAGGGCCTCCCTTGTCGATGAGCTGGTACTCGGACAGATCGACGAGAATGATGTCGCCCACCGTACCGAGCGTCGCGCAGTACTCGACCGGGATGACCGGCCGACCCTTGAGCCTGGCGTTCGGTGTTTCCGTGTACCCGCCAGGCGGCAAGTAGACCGGAACCCCCCCCGTGCCGACGTTCAGGGCGAGCGCCTCGAGCGACGGCTCGTCGTCCTGATTGATAAGCCAAACACTCCCGGCGCGGTTCGCCGCATGAGCGCGCGACCACATCTTGTCGATGTTCTCTTTCACGATCGTCGCCGCGGCCTGCCCGACTTCCTTCGCCTGCGACACGAGAGCCGCCGCGTTCAGGAGCCCCTGCGGAGCCCCCGCGCCAGTCCCGTTGATGATCGAGTCCTCGACGAGAAACCGAATCTCATCCGAGAATGCCTCGAAGTAGAGCTGTCCCGTGAGTGCAACATCCGCGAGAAGCTCGTCGCCGGCGTACCCGAGCGCCGCGATCTTCCGCGGCTGAAGCCGCAGCTTGCCGAGCCGCGGCTTGGTCGCGGTCGGCGCAACGCCCTCGTCTACCCAGTACGCCTGCACCGCGCCCCAGCGTGATCCCGTGACACGAGAGGTCTCGTCGATCACCGGGATCTCGATCGAGGCGAACTGCGGAGAGAGCGTCGCCTTGCGGACTCGAGAGAGAATCTCGCCAGTCTGGTACGCCCGCCGAAGGAGCTCTGTCGCGAAGTCGGTTTGCAACAGGAATCCGCCGTCGGCCCCGATCACCTCGCCCATCCCGGTTGCAGCTCGGCCCTCGACGAGGCGTTGATCGAAGCCCCCGCCCATCCCGGCACGCATGACCGCGGCGAGATACTCTCCGAACCCACGACGCCAGATCCGCGCGTCCTCATCGAGCGGATCGTGGATGAGCCGATGCGCCAGCGGCGTCGAGATCGAGCGCGGCGTGTACCCGGACGGGAACCACGGATTCCGGCCAGCGTGGCCGCGCACGTCGGCCCCATCGCCGACAGACAATCCGGCGCTCGCGCGCGCCCCGCCAGTCGCTCCGACTGAAGCCTCGAGCGACAATTGGAGCTCCTCACGCTCGATGAGCTTGTCGAGCTTGTCGACCTCGACGAGCTCGCGGCCATAGGCCGCCTGCTCGTCGGGAGTCAGATCCGCCCGCTCCTCACTCTCAGCCTTGTCGAGGATCGCCCGAGCGGTCTTGATCCGCTCGTTCCTGCGCTGCAATAGCTCGCGCAGCTTCTTCACTTCCCACCTCCAGGATCGAATGCCTTGATTCAATCCCGGCCACCTCCAGCCGACGGCGGAGTTGCCTTACGCTGAGGCCTCTCACGTCGCCATCGGGTGTCCGCGGCGCGAGCTCCTGCTCGAGTGCGGACGGCGCGGTGGGGAGTTGTACCGGACCTGTTACGTCTTGTAGCGGAAACAAGCCCGCCATGTCAAGTCCCGCGGCTCGAAGCGCTCGAACGGCAGCGGCCGTAGAGGTGTATGCCGGGAACGTAACGACCGAAACATCGACGAGCGCGACCTCGCGAAGCGTCCGAACCGGGCCAGCCGCGTCCTCCGTCCATGAGTCCCGGATCGCCCGAAACCCAAAGGACATTTGGTCCACGTCGCCCCGTCGCATCGAGACCTCGAGGTCCCGCGCCCAGGTCGTCGGCGGCGAGTCGATCTCGATCGCGAGTCCGGTATTGTCCTCGGCGAGTCGTAACGTCCCCGCCCGCGTGCGGCCGAGGACGTAGTTCGGATCGTGGTTCACGAGCGCGCGAACGTCCGGGTTGTCGCCGATCGTCTTCTTGAACGCGCCCGGCGCAATCTGTTCCCTGAATCCGCCTAGATCCTCCGACATCGACCCGAATACCGCCGCGTGCCCGCGGATCACCGGCGCCCGATCGGCCTCTGTTGGCGCATCGACTGCGAGACCGGCGGCCCAGTCGCGATGCTCGACCTCTCCATGAGCGAGACGCAGCATATCGGCCGGCATCTCGGATGTGTCGATGTGCGTCCACTTCCGACGCCCCATCTCTTCCGCGAAACTCGGCCAGACCATTGCGATCACGGACCTCGGCAGTTTCATGCGTCACCCCCTTTCCGGTAGAACGATGCAGTCGCACCCGTCATGCGCCGGCGCGTGTCCGATCGACGTTCCCGGCGAGAGCGGATGGTCAGCCCCGTCCGGCTGGTATCGCTCGCCCTCGGCCAGGAACGGCCGATCCCATCCCGTGCGCCGGCCATCAAGACCTGTGCAGTACGGACAAGTCTCCGCCCCCATCTTCCGCCACTGCATCCCGACGACGACGGGCGATCCTGCCGACGTGCGGAGCGCCATCCAAACTCCGACCGCCGCGGCCTCGGCGCCCCGAACCGATTCGCGCCTCGAGGACTGATCCGGCCGGACCTCGCCCCAGTGCTCGAGTTCGGGCTCGAGCGCATCGAGCTCTTCCCCGAGCCGCGCCGATTCGAGTGCGGCCTCGAGCCGAGCCCGCGAGTAGCCGACCCATCGTGACTGGAGCGCCGTCAGGTACTCGACCCGGAACTCCGGCGAGAGCTCGCCGCGCATGTCGACCTCGGCGCCAGCGTCTCGAGCCGCGGCATTGAGGAGACTTCGGATCGGAGGACCGAACGCCGTCCCCACATACCCCTCATGGCGAGCGTAGAACTCCTCGAGAGCAGCAGGCCACCCGGCCGCCGCGCGTTGGCTGAATACGCGAGTCGCGATCTTCCGCAGATCGGAGACCTCGCGTTTCACGACTCGAGCCGCGGCATCGGCGAGCAGCGGGGAGTACTGCGCCCGGAGCCGATATCGAGCAGGGATTCCGTCCCCGATGGAACGAAGGCCAGGAAGGCCACGATCCATGGGCATCGGCCCGCCCTGATCCATGGGCATCGGCCGACCCGTCGTCGGGCCCTTGCCGGTGATGTTCGCTGGCGCAGTGATGTAACTCGCCCCCTCGCCGTTGGGGAGCGGGTTCATGTTCTCCCGCTCGCGGATCTCATCGACCGAGAGCCATCCCCACTGGCGGCCGATCGCGTACGCCTGGTAACGCGAGACGATGTCGCCACGGAGAAGCCCATCGACAAGGTGCTCGGCAAAGTAACCTCCGCGCCGGTCGCTCTCGAGGAACACCCGCTGCTCGATCCCCTGCTCCCACCGCTCGAGCCACGGCGCCAGCGTGTATTTCACGAACTCGAGCGACATGTGCTCGATGTTCGAGAACGTCGCGTGCGAGAGCTCGCCGACAAGGTGCAGCGGGACGCGGTAGATCCTCGCGATCTCCTGGAGCTGGAACACCCGCGACTCGAGGAACTGGCTGTCTTCCGGCGGAATTCCGAGTTGCTGCCACTTCATGCCTTCCTGGAGGATCGCGACGCGATGCGCGTTGTCGAGACCCCGGTGGAGGGTTTCCCACTCTGACCGAAGGTTCGCGCGCGCACTGTCGGACAGCTTGCCTGGATGCTCGAGGATGCCGCGGAGATACGTGCCGCTCCCGAAGAACGCCGCGCCGTAGCGTTCCGTCGCGATCGCCGACCCGATCGCCTCCCGCGCGCAGGCGATCGGCGAGTACCCCAGTACCCCGTCTGGCGAAAGGCCGCGGAGGTGGAACACCTGTCCCTCTGCCATTCGGATCGGCGATCCGGCGCCCACATTCAACAAATAGTGGAGCTGCCCATTCGTGCGTTCCACTCGCACACGATTCGGCGGCAGAGGCCAGAGCGCCGTTACGCGCCCGGCCCTATCGTACTCCATCTCGGCGTAGGCGTTCCCCCAGAGGAGGAGATGCGCCATCATCGACTCTCGAAACTCGAACGCCGTCATGTCCGGGTTAGGCGAGTCGTGAAGGAGAGAATAGAGGTAGTGGTCTCGAGCGCGTTCCTTGCTGCCATCCGGCCGGCGGCGATAGACGAGAAGCGGGAGCGACGCGACGGTCTCGGCAATCACCCGCACACAGGTATAGACTGCCGTAGCCGTGAGCGCGTTCGTCTCGACGACGGCTACCCCGGCAGCCGTGTTCCCTCCGGAAACCGCTGCGTCAAGCGCCTGCTCCCACTGCTGGATCGGAACGTTCCGCCGCTCGAGCGCCGCGTCGAGACGATCCAGCACCCGGTCGAGGTCCACTGTCATCGGTCGCTCTCCTCGCTACCGATCATCCTCCGCGGCTGGCTCGTTGAGGGGAAACCTCGATCGGAAGAACACTGCCGCCCACCGATCCACCGCGAGCCCAAAAGCGAACGATGGTAATGCCATCCTCGGAAGGGCCGTCGCCGATGGCACGTCGATAAGGTTCGCTGGAATGCGATAGAACCGAGAAACCTCTTCGATCCCGAACACTTCCATCTCTTTGTGCTCCAAAATCTTCTGTGTGCCCCCACTCTTCCGTGGTCTCGGCTATCACCCGCACGCAGGCGTAGACTGCCGTGGCCATGAGAGCGTTCGTCTCGACGACGGCTACCCCGGCAGCCGTGTTCCCTCCGGAAACCGCTGCAGCAAACTAGCATCCTCTCAAAATCCGTCGTCATCAAGAGTCCTCATCTCGATAGTGCTTTCGAGCCTCACGCCGATGCTGCAAGCAGAACCAGTGATTCTCAATCTTTGCCCACGTTCGCCATCTCTGGCCGCTAGCGTCTACGACTGGCGGCATCTCTCGCAGATCGCAGACGCACATGACGGCCAACACACCGCAGACTTCGCACGTCTTGCTCGTCATCGCGCATCTCCCCCAGTTCCGACGAGCGAGAGCGATCCCGCCCGCTCGTAGACGCTCTCCCCCTCGGCCATGTGCCGCGTCGCGCGATCGAGCGCCATGATGAGCGCCACGATCCCGTCGATCCGGTCCCGCGACCGCGCCTTGTCCGGCCGGATGTTCCCCGTCGGGTCGTGCCGAACCGCGACGTTCGATGCCATCCACCGGAGCACCGGATCGCCTCCGTGGCGGAGCCGGCGAGAGAGCAGGAGCTTTTCGAGCTCTTTCGACGGCGGCGACATCGACGCGAACCCCTGTCGGATGCTCACGATCTCGTGCCCGTCCGCCTGGAGGTCCGTCGTGAGCTGCGTCGCGTTCCACGGATCGACCCCCACCTCACGGATCTCGTGCTGACCCGCGAGCTCGGCGAGCTTCGCCCGGATCATCGTGTAATCGACGACGTTCCCCGGCGTCGCCTCGATCGCGCCATCAGCATCCCAGGCGACGTACGGCACGTTGTCCTCTCGCGAGCGCTTCACGATCGTGTCACGCGGAATCCAGTACGTCCCGAGGACGTCGTAGGTGCCGTCCTCGGCCGGGAACACGAGGACAAGCGCCGAGAGGTCCGTCGTCGAGGAAAGGTCGAGCCCGGCGAAACACGGCCGCCCCACGACGTCCCGAAGCGGCTCGGCGCATCCGTCCCACACCCCGAGGTCAAGCCACCGCTCATCCTGGGCCGTCCACTGGCAGAGGTGCAACCGGCGAAAGGCGTTCTGGTAACCAGGCGTCTCCCGCGCCTTCCCGCACTCCCGCTCGAGGTACTCTCTCGAGATCGTTGTCCCGAGGCTCGGATTCGCCGCGGTCCAGACAACCGGGTCCGTCCAGTCGTCCTCGAGGCCAGCGCCGTAGAGGACCGGGAGGAAACTCGGATCGACGATCACGCCGTCGCGAACCTTCTCGGCGTACTCGTGGAGCTGCCAGCAAATGGACTCCGGATCGAAGACGCCGGCCGTGGTGATCGCGAAGACAAGCGGCTGCCGCCGCGCCCCGGTGCTCGTCGTGAGCACGTCCCAGAGCTCGCGGTTCGGCTGAGCATGAACCTCGTCGAAAATCACGCCGTGAGCGTTCAGGCCGTGTTTCGTCGCGACGTCGGCGCTGAGGACCTGGTAACTCGCCCCGTGCTTCTCGACCACGATCGACCGACGGTAAATCCGGCACATCGAACGGAGCACCGGACTCGCCTCGACCATGGCCTTTGCCGCGTCGAAGACGATCGCCGCCTGGTCCTTGTCGGAGGCTGCGCCGAGCACCTGCGCCCCGGGTTCGTCGTCCATAAAAAGCAGGATGAGGGCAATGCCGGCCACGAGCGTCGACTTGCCGTTCTTCCGGGGGATCTCGATGTAGGCATAGCGAAACTTGCGGGTGCCGTCGCGGCGCTTCCAGCCGAAGAGCGGCCGGATGATCTCGTCCCGCTGCCATGGCAGCAGGCTGAACGACTCGCCCGCCCATTCGCCCTCGATGTGGACCAGCAGCCGCTCGAAGAACGCCACCGCCATGTCGGCGGCCTGTGCATCGAAGTGGAATTCGGGCTGCTTGCGGGCCATGCCGGCTCACTGCAGATCCTCGAGCTTGCGCACAGTCGCCGGGCCCACGCCCGGGATGCTGGACAGGTCCATGCCTTCCTTGACAGCCATCCTGGCCAGCTCCAGCGTGCCCAGCCCGGCGCCGGCGAGCGCCCTGGCAGAGCGGGCCCCGATCGAGCGGGATAGCGAGGTCGTGCGCTGTTTGCCCTCGGCTGCAGCCTGGGTGCCCTCGAAGAGAAGCTCGGCCCAAGACTTGTCCTCTTCACCGGGCAGCATCACATCCAGCGCGGCGCGGCTGGAGGGCGAGAGCCCGAACTCCGTGGCATAGCGCA